GTAGCAGACAGTGCTGTGATTAAACTTGTATTTGCCGCAATAGAAGCATTAGCTACTACAATGGCAGAAGCATTAGCATCAATGCTGGTCTGTAGTGTACTAGATACTGTAGCTATACGACTTTCTAATGTAGCAGATAAGGCTACAACAGCCGAAGCATTTGCAGCAATACTTGTATTAGCTACAGCAATGGCTGATGTATTAGCATCAATATCTGTTTGAAGTGTACTGCTTACTGTTGCAATTCTGCTTTCAAGAGTTGCCGACAGCGCAGTAATAAGCGAGGTATTTGCTGCTACACTTGTTTGTAGTACAGCAATAGAGGATGTGTTGGCTGCAATGTTAGTCTGGTTTACAGCAATAGCAGATGTATTGGCAGCAATGGCAGAAGCATTTACTGCAGTTACTAATGCTCTAACTGCAGATACTTCGGCACTAACTCCAGCAATTCTAGTTTCTAATGTAGCTGATAGTGCAGTAATAAGAGAAGTATTAGCAGCTATGCTAGTTTGTAATACAGATATAGCAGAAGAATTTGCAGCAATACTAACATTAGCTGTTGACACAGCTGCCAAAGCTATGTTAATATTAGTCGTTAAGACGTTGGAGGTGGATACTAATGCAGCAGATACAGCATCAATCTCTGTTTGTAATGTAGCTGATAGTTCGCTTACAGCTGATGCAGTAATAAGAGATACACCTGCAACTAGAATACTTGTAGCATTAATTGTTGTAGCACTAATATCTGTAGCTGAAATAGTATTAGCATATAAATTACCAGTTCTTAAACTGCTTACACTTACATCTTGAAATGTTAAGTTCTCTGCCGTAAGATTTGTTGTAATAATATTAGTAGCTGATACAGAATCAGCAGATAGTTCATTTGTCCCTAACCCACCAATAAAAGCAGTAGCAAGAGAAACTTCTCCAGTAATAATTAAGTCGCCATGTACTTTAACTTCATTAGTTGATAGTGATATAGCAGTGTTAGTACCTTTACCATCTTGTACTCTACGAAGAGTACCGTCTACACCTTCATTAGAAGCACTACTATTAATCTGTAGCAGGTCTTTATATGTGTTAGCTATTTTTTTGCCTGTTAGGTCTGTCATACTGTGTTCCAATACTTATCTAATAAATCCCACTGGTAGATAGTGGTGTACACTTCTGTAGCATCTTCCCAGTTAATGTTCCTATCATAGTTAGGTTCTGGTCTGGCATTCATAACAAAGTTACTATTGTCACGCATGTCAGGTACTTTGTTTTGTAAATGGTTTACTCTATCATAAGCACCATCCCAGTCATCAGGACATACCCACAGGCCATAGCTATTTTTCTTTAGCAGTGTACGTCTGTAGGCAAACCCACAAATGTCACACTCTGCTTTTACAAACTTACCCCTAGCCATCAATCACTTGGTAGCCACGCTGACACAGGCACTGCCGAAACAAGTGCAGGGTAGAGTGGTCTAGCATCCCTAATGTTTTCATCATCCGACACATTGGCAATTCTATTCTGTGGATGATTACGTAAATCAAACTTACCTTCGTAGTCTTGTGGGCATACCATCATACCGTAGCTATTTTTCTTTAGTTCACGCAGTGAATATTGAAAGCCACATATATCACAGATTGCTATTGCCCGTCTTGCCATTATACAAAGTTAATCCTTGGACGCATATAAATACTTGCACGTTCTTTATCTTCTTCTTGCGCACGAAGCAGACGCTCTTCATACTCTTGCTTTAACATTTGAATACGCCCTGCATCTACACCAGGTCTTTTCATTGACATGAAGTAAGCAGTCCCTGCAGTTAGGCAAGGCAAGAATCTACGTGACACATCAGCAGTCTGGCTTGAGCGAGACACATCCTGAATGTAACGCACTACTTCAAACTTTATTGTGTCTGTACTATTTTCTGGAATAGGCCATAGATACACAGTAGCAGTATCTCTACCACGGCGTACAGCAAACTGTGTAGGTCTACCAGTCTGTCCTTTGCGTGGAACTTTCATATACTCTTCCATGCTGATACGCTCAAGCTGTATGTCAGTGCCACTACGATTAACTACTGCTTCAAGTACATCAATGTTTTCTGCATCAAGCGTATAAGATGTAACGCTGGTAGTGACAGTAACTGCCGTAGTTCCAATAGTCCACAATTGAATACCACGGTTCTGCCAGTCCTGTAGTAGTAGGTTGATTGAACGTCTAGCAGAACGAGGCTCTTCACCTAGAGTTGCTTCACCGCCAATCATCTCCATAGCTTCTTGGATTACTTCATCAATATCCATTGAGAAACTATATGTACCTGATGTTGCCATTACGGTCTCCTTGCTTTTTTCTTGCGACCAGCGCAGTGAGCCTTTTGACTAAAACCTCTTGGATTTGTACAGTCAATAGACTTTTTACGTTTTGTGGACCACCTCCTTTTCTGTGGGGGACGGCTCACTTGCTTGCTGGTCATACTTCTATTAATTGCCATTATGCTATCTCTATATAACCAAATACTCCTAATACACCAATCAATCCTAATGCTAACCCTATTCCTATTTTAATTAGAATCTCTTGTATGTGTTGTGCCTTTATCTTTGCTTGTCGTTTTTGTTCAGCTATCGCTGCCTTTTCTTCCTGTATTCTCTTGGCTCTTTCATTTACAATCTGTTGCCAAGTACCGTTTCCAAACCGCATATCTATTAACATAGACATTTCATACAACTGTTCTTGTGCCAGCTTTGCATCTATTATATCAGATGCTACTGACTTATGCGAGGCAATAATTCCCTTACTTGAGAACCTTTCTTTCTGGATTTGCTGCTCACCTGCAAACAATCCATCAATCGCCCCTGCAATTTCGCCTATATCTCTAACAGTTTCTATATTAGACTTGATAAATTCTACAGACTGTTTAACAAGTGCTATACCTGTTAGCACCGTAGTTATAGGCTCCATTCTTTTCCTCTCTCTCTAAAAAGAAACTTACCACTTAACTTTATGACTCCAATATTTTGCACTTAGTTTTGTAGTGGGCTTACCCTGCGCATTGTGCCTAGCATAGTAAGACTTCTTACGTGCCTTATCTTTAGCTGTTGTAGGAGCCTTCCCTGCTCCTTTAACACCCTGTTGCCCAAACCGTACCAGCTTTACCTTATTTCCTTCTTTAGCTAGTACCGCATGGCTTTTAGTTTTGTGTCCTGGTGTGCGTTTAGGTTTATTGTAACCAGCAAACTTTTCACCTCTATAATCTATTGCCATTACTTCTTCCTATACTTACGTGTTTTCTTTGCTACAGCTTTAGGCTGCTTAACAAATTGTTTTCCCTGTTTAGTTCCTTTTCTTTTTGCTGCCGTTGTTGCCGCATACTCTGACGATGAGAGTGCCTTAATAGCCTTTTCTGGTAAGTAGCGTTCACCTGTCTCTGAAGACTTTTTGCCACTCTTAGTTCTCCACTTCTGCTTTGTCCAAGCCTTGAGAGACTTTTGTGATTTCTTCAGTGCCATTAGCTTTTGTATCCTCCACCTTTAGCTTTGTATTCTTTAGCCAACAGCTGCGCCTTTCTTGCTGACCACTGACCTGGGTTACCGCCTCGACTACCTGATTTAATTTGCTCGAACAGCCGTTTACGTAACGTGGGCTTGGTATAGTTACCAGCTTCATTAACCTTGCTTTTTCCTTTTACGCTCTGCCCCTTTGACTTTGCCTTTGTTGATGGACGCATAGAAGACCTGCTTCCCTTTTTTCTTACCATAAGTTTTCTCCATAGCCTTGGATATTTTCTTACCCTTTTTAGTTAGAGGCATTACCGTTTCCTTGCTTTACCAAAACCTTTACCAGTAGGTCTTCCACAGATAGAGCCTCCTTTGGCTTTACTTGTTGTGTTTTTTTCATCTGGAAAATATCTATCTAAAAAGTCTTGAGAAGAAACTTTTTTTAAAACTTCTTTTGTTTTTTCCTTATCTTCTTTTGTTAATACCCTATCTTCAGGCAATACTCGTTTTTTATCAGCCATTTTAATATTTTCCTTTCACGCTACCACCACGCATCATGGCTTTACCATAACCACGAGTAGCTGCACCACATCCGCGAGGTTTGCTCCCAACTCTACTTCCTGTTTTAAAAGACTCTGATTTTTTTCTGGTTTGTGCATAATTACCAGTTTTCATTTCTCTATTAGTAGTAGTTCTATATGGATTTTTTCTATCTGCTCCATCATCAGGAATAATAATTTGTTGTCCTACTTTAATCTTATCTACATTTTTAATATTGTTAGCTTCTTTTAATTTTCTAACTGTAGTATTGTTTTTCTTTGCAATTTCAGAAAGTGTGTCTCCTGCTTTAACAGTATATTTTTTTGCACCTCTTTCATTTGAAGTAAGAACTTCACGGCCTTTCTTAGGCTGTTCTGTAATAGGAACTTCTCTTCTTGAAGGTGCTTCTTTACTAGATACAGCAGAATTTTCTTTATCAATACCAGATAATCCTGCGGCAGCTGCACCAATACCAATAGCACCTGTTCTAATAGCATTCGCTGTTTTAATATCTTTAGGCTTAAGACCAGAAACTTGTCCTTGTTTATTTCTTACTGCTTGCCCAGTTCGTCTTCCTTTTTGGGTAGCGCCTACAACACTCTTCGCAATTTTACCAGCGCGTGTTGCTCCTGTTTTATCTTTTTTTAAATATTCTTTTGCCGTTTTACCTGCTGGTTTAGTTACCATTTTAATTGCTTTAAGAACTTTACTAGCACCTGCACTCATTTTATTTACCACCTTTCATTGCTTTACCATAGCCACGGATAGCTGCGCCTACGCCACGAGGCTTACCAACTTTACCACCTCTTTTTTTAGAAGTAGTCTTAGCCTTTGAGCCTTTAGACATTTTTGCCATTTCTGATTTAGACATGCCTTCATATGGAGAACGTGCGTTTCCTTTTTCAACTTTAATTTTTTGACCAGCACTAATTTTGTTGTAGTCTGTTATTTCAGGATTCATTGCTTTTATTTGTGGAAGTGTCATGCCAGCAGCTTTAGCAATTTGAGAAAGTGTATCACCTTTTTGAATTGTGTATGTTCCTCTTATTACTTTTCCAGAACTGCTACCTTCTTGCGGAATTGGTCTTCCAATTGCTTCTCTAGCTTTTGCAACAAGATTCTTTTCTATATCAGACATTCCTCTTCTTGCTTCTGCTCTACTTACAGGTCCAGTAACTCTGCCTTGTAAGTTTCTACGCATAATATCAGTAGGAGATTGTCCTTCTTTAATATTTTTCATATAAGAAGGTGTTTGTTTATCAACAGCTTTAGCTACGGCTGTTTGTTGCTCATCTACTCTTTTTCTTCTTCCTGGCTCATTTAATGCCATAATACCAAAAGTAGCTGCTGGTAATGCTAAAGCACTAAGAAGCATTGAGCCTCCAGCGCTAGTAGCAAATCCTAGACCACGAGCAGCAGTAGCTAATGCTTTGCCTCTAATACCTTGTTGTGCTGCTTGTCTTGCAAGTTTTTGTGCGCCACGTTTAGCAATTTTTTCTTTTGCTGCTTTTGTTCTTTGTCTATTAATTTGTCCTTCAATTCTTTTAGCCTCTTTTTCCCAAGCTGCGTCTAATGCTTTTTGTGTTTCTGCCATTTTAGTTTCCTCCTGCTAGGGTATTATCGCCGCCAGCAGGCGATGCTGGTGCTTGCATATCATCTCTTCTAGTTCTACGTGCCTGATTACGAAGCCCTTCAATAGTACTTGCAAACTGTGATTCATAAACTGGCGTAATAGAATAGTTTTTCATAAAGTTACTTGCCTCAATCATTGAAGCATAGAATAGCGCATCATAACAAAAGTCCGTAAAGTAGTTTGTTTGTGTTGCACTGGTTAAAGTAGTGGGTCTTGCTGTATAAACAATTTTGCCAGAATAAGTGGCACTTGCAGTAGGAGCAAATAAAATTCTAGTGTTTGTCTGCCGTGCATAATATTTAGGCGTTCCTGTGCTTGCGCTAACAGGCCAGTAATCATTGATAAACTCATCAGTTCTTTGTAATAAATTAATTTTTGTACCACTGTCTTCAATAAATATATTCTTAATAACTCTTGTTCCTGTAGGTAATGTAAATGTATTAGTACCTGCTGATAGTGCAACTGCTGTAGTTAGCACAAGACCAGAGTCATCAAGATTTAATGTTAATCGTTCTTCAGCCCGATTAATCATATTAGGAATATACGCTATAAATTCAGCCCCATCATTTTCAGTGGCCTGAATAATATCGTTTACAAGGTATGTATAATTAGCCATAATAAATTGTTACACTCGCAGCACTAACAGGAAGGGTTACAGATACTTTACCAGCCATTCTAATACCAGCATCAGTAAATTCTTGATAACCTACGTCATTAACACTTGTCAAGTCAAATCGAATAATACTACCGACAGTTGTACCAAAAGGGTCAACAGAAGTTCCCACGATAGAAAACTGCCCAATGCCTGTTGCGTGTACCCCACGAATACGTGTATCGGTAAGTGTAGTGCCTGTTACTACATCTAGTGCTGGACCAGAGGAAGACACATAAGATACTCTAAGATTAGTAGCCATATTGTTTTTGCTCCTATAAAAAACTGTAATGCCTATATTATACTAAAAAAGGGCGCAGGATACAACTCCCACGCCCTTCTATTTTTAGTCTAGGAGACTAACGCTTATGCGCCAGCGTTACCGAAGTAACCTCTCCAGTCCGACCAGCCAAAGCTGTAACGCTCACGAGCTTTGAAACGCAGATTACCCGTGTCAAAGTCTGGCTCCATTTTCGTTTGGAGCGGTGAACGTACAAACATTTTAGCACCATTCGGTACATCAGTCTTGATGAAGAAGGCATTCGTATCCGTGAAACGGCGGTTTACGAAG